CTATTGCTGTCTCAACAACGAAAGCAACTACTGCAAGTGCTACGAAGAACACCATTACTCCAACTACTGTACCCATTTTAAAGCTCCTTTTCTGGGTTATACTGGAACCAATCAACTAAATAACGTACCTTAGTTTCTTGGTGTATTTCGGGTGTGAGTATATAGTCTAGTACTGACTTACAATCACTCCATTCAATTATTCTATCGTCCCAGTATTGCTTCATTACAAACTTAACTAGGGGTTGGTCCATATCATCATAAAGCTCTCTTTCAGCCTCTTCTTCGGTAAATACACTCATTTGAGTCTCCTCTTGGTTTTGAATTTCTTCATTATAGATGCGTTGTTTTTCTCACTTTATTCTGACCAGTCATCAATATCATCAGATATCTTTTCCAAGGTATTTTCATAAAGTTTTTTAAAGGTGTCTTCTTTAAAGACCTCTTTAAAAGATTGAGGTGTAAAAGTCTCACCATAAAACTCTATGCCCTCAATCTCAATAGAGCTGTCATCAATCTCCCACCAGACAGGGGATCTTGCAACACCATAGTCAGTCTTGTGAGCAATTGCACTCAATTCTATGGTTAGTTCAACACAATCTTCTTCGAGAGTGTAGTATACTCGTTTACTGTCCATTACTTTTCTCCTATTTGCTATAAAAGAGGTGGCTTCCAACTTTACCAAGATACTTCATATCTTTGATCCAGTAGGGCTTTACATAGTCTGCATGATAGTGTGTTGAGGCAGTGCCTGGAAGAACACTATCGTCATTAAGGATTTGAACGGCTGCTTTTTGTATACCCGCCCAAGACACCCGATCAAGATAGTTCATTCTAGTTGGATCATCATGTTTACCATCATGAGTCCAGCTGAACTGTTTTCTTTGCCAGACAACATCACAAATATTGTCTGGGTAACTTTTGCTAGCAACCCGATTAAGAGTTACTTCTGCAACTAGTAGCTGCCCTTCTAGTGGCTCATTACGGGCCTCAAAGAACATATTAAGTGCTAGACACATTGCTGCTGTTGTTAACATAATCTTTTCCTTTTACTGCGATAGATAATAGTTCCAGACTCATAAGCCCTAATACAAACATTGGAGTTATAAAGTCGTAATCAGAGTAATAGTCTGAGTATAACCAATAATGCAATATAGTTATCACCCCGACTATAGGGGGTAGCGTTATTGTTTTAAAGTTAAAAACAGAAAACAAAACACCAAGAATGAATATCCTTGTAAAAAACCCCATTCCGATTTCAGAAAAAACTTTACCAAAAGTAGACAGAAAAAATCCATCTAAAATCTCAAACATATTTAAGTCCTTTCTTGATATATGTTTTATCATTATAGATGCGTTAATTTTCTCACTTTTGTTGACATTTTTGATAAAAAAGGCCTTCCCAAAAAGGGAAGACCAAATAAGTTTATCGCTTGTAGTTTATTTCTTTGTTTTGGGCATTTACGCCATTTGCTATTGTAGGTAGCATTTTAATAATTTCCTGCTTAGTCTGTCTAGAAACATCGCCTGTAATAGAAAGATTAACAATACTCTGGGAGGCACTTTTATTATAAGAACCACCTAAGTCTTTAACTCTATTTGCAGGGACTACCATTTCTCCCGGAGTTAACATAGTAGGTACAGAATCTTTACCCGCCTGAGAAAATGGGGTAGACGGTACAATTCCACCTTGATTCATAAATCCAAAGAAAGATAAACCTGTTTGTACTAAGCTACCTAGTCCAGCCCCAGAGCCTCCTCCAAAAAGACCGCTAAGACCTTGTACAGCGCTTGTAAAGAGCTCCCCAATGCCTTTTGTAAAACCACCAAAGATTGTTCCTATGTTGTTAAAAAAGGAGCCTCCGCTTCCAGCTTCAGGATTAATGCTTTTATTCAAGCTACCTGTAATTGTTTCCCCAGTTTTCTTAGAGATACCGGAACCCCAACTTTCAACTCCAGAAAAGAGTCCAGCTAAAGGACCATCACTACCGCTAGGGCCAATCAAACCTTTAAAAAGAGAGTCTGTGAACCCTTGGCTAAAGCTGTCGATAATATTCATAGTAAAGCTATCAAGTAGCATATCCCCAAAAGACTTAAAGTCTCCTGTTCTTAAAGCCTCTGTTAACCCGCTTCTAAAGTTATTAGCAAAGTTTTTAGCAAACTCTTGTCCAGATGTGTCTTTAGGTTTATCTTTAGAGCCCGGAGTTGTAGTAGGCACATTAGATGTTTCTGAGTCTAGATCAATGTTTCCATAGTTTGCTGCAAGATACTTTCTCCTTGCCGCATACAAACTGTCTAAAGTTCTTTCTGTAGCAGCAAGAGCCGACTTATTTCCAATCTCTGCAAGAGCCTTAGCATCCTTTGCAAGAGCAGAAATTTCATCATCAAAGGGTGAAACATAGCCACCTTCATTAAAGCCTCTAGGCATTGAACCGTTATTTAGACTATTAAAGAATCCTGGACCAAACTTATCAACAGCAGCCGCTCGTATTACATATTCGCCTTTTGAAAGCATTGCAGGAATACTGTCTGAAGTCTTTGTTCCTGGTCCTGAAATGAAACCACCTGATGCCTTAGCAATAGGGTTTGCACCAAAAGTATTTCTGCTTATTTCAATAGCATCTTCTATTATTTTAGCTGCTTTTTCTGCATTTGTAGAAATATTAAAGAAGGCTGCAATGCTATCACTATAGCTAGGTTCCGCCTCTGATACTGATTGTAAAAGAGTGTTAAGCTTATCAATACCTAAGGTTGATAGGTCAGACGCATCAAGAACACCTTCACCAATTTTAAGAGCAGCAAGTTCTGCCCCATTTTCTTTAGTAGTAGCATCTGTAAACAGATCTTGGGAACGCCTGAAGCTTTGTTGTTGTTTACTTTCTCCTGTGAAGGTTCTACCAATTTTCTCAAAGACCTCTTTCAAGCCTATACTAAGAGTGTCATCTAAAGCTTTACTAACTGCCAAAACCAACCCAACAGTTAATCCAACAATAAGGCCTTTTTGAACAGCAGCACCAACTTGCATACCTAAATTACCCGCAGCCGCTTTCCACGACTTTTTATTTTTAGTAAGATTAATTCCGTCTGTTAAAGCTAATCCCATTCCTAGCGCAAATTCAGAAAGCCAAGAGCCCGCCCAAAGAGCTGCACCAAGTTTAATACCTAACGCTAAGATAGCTGTCCTTAGTTTTCCAACAATTAGTATTGTTCCAATAGCTACTGTAGCTGCACCAACAAAACCATTAGCAAAGTCGCTTTCAAAGGATTCTCCAAAAATTCCCTCTACAATGCCTTCACCGATTGAAGAAAAAGTCTCTGCAATACCTTCTGCTAAAAGAGCACCATAGTCTCCTTCGCCCGTAAAGACTCCTTTTAGAATTTCTGCAAAACCTTTAGCAAGGCTCTTTGCAGAGCTCTGGAAGCTCTGGCTGTTTAAAATCTCTGGAGCAAAGGTTACTGCGGTAATAGATAAGGCAAAGTTCTTAAAGCCTAGTTTAGAGGCTGCAAGAAATCCTGCAAAGATTGCAGCGCCAAGTTTATCTTGGTTTTCAATAATGCTATCTATGAAGCCGCTTGCTGCAAGTTTTCCAGTTTGAATTGAATCAACGGCACCTTGGCCAATAGCTGCGACTCTTCGGGTAACTGGGCCAGCAGCAGACAATCCTGCTGTTTTAGCAGCCTGTATGTTTTCTGATAGCTTTTCTAATAGTGACTCAAAGTTTTCAGAAAACTTAATTTCTATAAAGTTAAGCCCATTACCAATTATGCCTACTATCTTACCAAGAAGAGTATCTACGGTTTGAATTCCTCCGGGGGTTTCTATCTCTTTCTGTAATGCAAAAACTTCTGAAGCCTTATCACTAACATCAATTATTAGTTTTCCACCAGTTTTAGAAATAAGTTCCGAAAGTTGCCCAAAGCGGGTTAAAACTACTTCCTCACCATTAGGTGTGTCAATCTTTTTATAATTGAGATAATTAATAAGTTTATCCCACTGACTAGTAACATTGTAAAACATATCTGAGAAAAAGATTTCAATATCCCAGGTCCAAGGTTCAATAGTGTCCCTTACTCCTTGTAAAGCACTAATAAGCTTAGGGCCACCGATCCTATTTGCACCTTCCCAGAAGATTTCTCCCCACCAAGAATCTCCTACAATTGCCTTGTATAAGTATTCAAAAAGATTTTCTACAAAAGAAATAAATCCAGACAAAGTTGTTTTAACAGTCTCTAGAGTTGGAAAAGCGTCAGATAGTTTAATTTCTTTTATCTTTAAAATTATAGGCTCTGTCAGGTATCCTAAGTTTGAATCAAAGCTATTTTTAATTTCTAAAAATGAGCTTTCAAGAGCTTTAGAGTCTAATTTTGTATTAAAGTTAAATATATCTTTAAAAGCATTCTTTACGCCATAAGCAAAGAAAATAACATCATTCTGAAATATTCTAAACTGACCTTTTGTTTCTGCTACAAACACATATAAATTGTCTGAAAACGATCTCAAAATATTTGTAAGGCTAATTATATTACCCTTAAGAGACTCAGAGAAACCAAGCTCAGTGTCTAACGCAGATAATGCTCTGGTAAATTCATCTGAAAGAACAGAGGTTAGACCTCCAATTGTCGCTTCTAAAGTAGAAAACTCTTTATCGATGTTTTCTGATTCTTTGATAATTGCTTGGAATACTTGTTCTGAGGTAAGCTTTCCGTCTTTGGCTAATTCTCTTAGCTGACCAAACGGAACTCCCATTCCATCTGCAATGGCTCGTGCTAGCCTTGGTATTTGCTCAAGAACAGAGTTAAGTTCTTGACCACGAAGTTCACCAGATGCAAGACCCTGACCAAGCTGGATAATGGCTGCTTCGGCAGACTGGGCAGTAGCGCCGGAAACAGTAGCCGCTTGAGCAACCGCTTCTGTAACTTTTAGTATTTGTCCAGTGCTTTTAGAAGTTCCTTGCAACGCAAGACCAAATCTGTTAAAGGTATCTGCAGCAGTGCCTACTGGAAGTCTAGCCCTTGCAGATATTCCATATATTTCTTTTAATGTAGCCTGAAGCTCATTGCCTCGACCTACAACAAGTGCAAGTCTGTTTTCTAAGTTCGCAATACTATCGGAAGCATTATTGACGCCTCTAACAATAGCATTACCCGCAAAGGCGGCAGTTAATCCTACTGCAAGCCTTGAAAATGTTTTTGTAACTCTCTTAGCTTGAGTATCAATACTAACAATAGAGCGTTCTAGGCGGTTTAGATCCTGCCTAGCTCGGGCGCTATTTGAGCGTACCCTGATTTCTACACCACTCATGTCATCTCCTTAATAAAATAGCCCCCAATAGTATCTCGTATATTGAGACGCCATCGGGGGCAATTATGGATTAATTTGGGGTGAGTAATCCAATTTTAATTAAAACTTGTTCAATGAAGTTGCGAGGTGCTTGTTTACTGCTTCCTGCGTTTAGATTGCTAATATGCTCAACTTCATTTATGATAATACCACCATCGGTACCATCTATTTCCTTATTAATTTGGCTATACCAACCTGAACGAGCCTCACCTGTGTCTACAGGGGTTACGACTCGCAGCTGGTCTGTTGCGTAAGTTATACGGGCAGCAATTTCTAAGTTAGCCAACCCGTTAATCTCTTCTTCTATTCTTTGAAGTTCTTTTTTAAAGTTAACAACATCAAGACTTATCTTTGTTGACATTTTTGTTCTCCCAATTTGGTTTCCAGCCGGAGTCATCACCGTTAACTGCTGAAAGCATCTTTTCAAGAAACTTGCCTTTAGGCAAAGCCTTGTCGGGTTTTTGATTGTCTATTTGATTTGTTTTGATCTGTTTTAAACTAGCAAATAAATCTTCTGCTTTTCCTTTAAACCCAAATGACTTTAATATTAAAAAAGTTCTTTGATCTTCTCGCCAACCAACAGGTCTTGAGTTAAAGAATGATATCCATTTTAATAACTCAGTATAAGGCATTTTGTTTTCTATTTCGTAAACAGGTATGCCAAGGTTAAAAGCTACTTCATAAATAACCTCTTCTTGGCCTGTTAGTTTCCCGCAGACTTTGCCTTTTCGCCTAGGCCGCAATAGCTCATAATTTCTTCTGAGAGTTCATTAAGATCTCCCGGTGGAAATCCATCAAATTCTTCGTCAGACATCTCTTCTGCGCCAATTACAGATAGACGTAAAACAGAACGCAAAAGGTTCATTTCACTGTCTTTTGTTTTTT